CAAGCGGAGGCCTGATGGCTACCTACATCACCGTGGCGGACGTTGACGCCATCCTCGGGGCTACTTGGGCTCCAGATGACAATAAGACGCGCGCGGTCATGCAGGCCAACGCGTACATGACATCGCTCAACCTGGTCGGCATTGATATGGCCGCTATTCCTGAAGAGGTTAAGCAGGCCGGCGCTGAACTGGCGAAGACAGCCGCCGACGGCAAGCTGTACCAGCAGAAGACAGAAGGCAGTCTGGAAGCGAAGACCGTGAAAGCGGGCTCGGTGACCACCAGCAAGACCTTCGGTTCGCTGGATAGCAGCAAGATCATCGCTCAGCCTGGTGATGTCCAGTTCGCCTTGGCGCTCCTTAATCCATGGATGCGGAGCGCTTATAGCTTCGACGTGTACAGGTGACCCATGAGCCTACGTGAAGAGATCCAGACGGATCTGGCCGAGGCCTTCGATACGGACCTGACAGACGCGGTGCAGCCGTTCAGTGGCGGCGTGACGCTGCCGGGAACGTGGGATCCGGTCACAGAGGTGGCGGGGGCGCCAGTTGTGATTGCCTACACCGGCAGGGGCGTGTTCGACGGATTCAAAGTCGAGCAGGTCGACGGCGTGAACATCCGCGCAACCGACCAGTTGTTGATCGCGCTGACCAACGAAACGATCGGTGGAATTCCGGACATCGGCCACAAGATCAACGAATTCGACGTGATCAATGTTCAGACCGACCCGGCCGGCGCCCACTATGAGATCCAGCTGAGGAAAGTCTGATGTCCAACAAAGCAGGCTGGAGCCATAGCCTTACGGATTTTGCTGATCAGGCCGGCGAGGACATCACCCAGATGGCGCGAGTCATCGCAACTGCCATGCTCACCGAGGTGGTTAACAGATCTCCCGTCGGCAACCCTGACCTTTGGCAGGCCAACGTGGCGTTGCGCACGAAGAACGTGGCGCTGGCTGACGCCTATGACGCGAATGTCGACGCACGCAACGCAGCACGCACAGGCGGTCGAGCCTTCAAGAAGCTGACCAAGCGAGAGCGCGAGGACAACTATTTCGTCAAGGCGCAGGCGGCAGGGAAGGGTTACATCGGCGGCACATTCCGCGGAAGCCACTTGGTCTCGATCGGCGCGCCCGACATGACCGTAACCGACAACGTCGACCCTTCAGGCAGGGAAACCATCCAGAAGGGAAGCATGCTGATCAAGGCGTCAGGCAAGTTCCCGGTCATCTACATCCAGACCAACAGCCCCTACGGTGAAATGTTGGAGGTGGGTCATTCCACGCAGGCACCGGGCGGCGTTTACGACCTCGCCTTCATTGGCGTATCGGAGGCCTACACATGACCTTCGAGCAAATCAGGGCGCTCATCACCGCGCGGATGGCTGCCTTCGCCGGCATCGACCAAGCGCGGATCGATTACCCCAACCAACCGACCGTGTTCACGCCGCCTGATGCCGGTCTTTGGTGCCGGCTGAACATTCAGTACGCATCAGCCTTTATGGCCGGCATGGCCGACCGACCGCACACCCGCAAGCCTGGGCAGATCAGCATCCAGTGCTTCGCCCGGGTGCGCACCGGAACCAAAGCGATCAACGAACTCGCCGACGCGCTCGAGGCGCACTTCGCCTACTGGATGTCCGGCGACCTTGAGTGCATGGAAGCCAGCCAAGTCGTGGCCGGTGAATTCGAGGGCTTCTACCAGATCAATGTCAACATCCGGTTTCGCGCCGGCTGATCAGCAACCAACCCGCCACGCCCGCGCCCGCGGGTTTTTTTATGCCCGCGAATAGGAGGCTCCAATGAGCTCTGGCGCAAAAGTCGTTTCACACATCATCGCCGAGGTAACCCCCGGCGTTACGCCGGCTGGCACCTGGGACACGCTGCGCCTGACCGGCAACGCGCTGACTCCAACCGTCAACACTCAGGTCAGCGACGAGATCACCGATACCCGGCTCAGCCAAGGCTCGGTGTCCACCAGTATCGACATCGGCGGCGACCTGTCCGCGGAATTCTCGTTCGGCTCGTTCGATCAGCTGCTTGAGGCTGCGTTCTACGGTGCATGGACTGCGGATGTCCTGCGCGTGGGCGATACGCGCCATACGTTCAGCATCGCTAAGGGCTACAACGATGTCGGCGTCTACGGCGTGTTCAAAGGCGCGCATGTGTCGACCTTCGCGTTGGACATTCCGTCCGACGGCAAGATCACCGCCACCTTCAACATGGCGTGCCTGGATTACACCGACAGTGAAGTGTCGATCGTTGTCGCGCCGAACGCACCGACCACCACACCTTTCCTGTCGAATAACAACGTCGGCACGATCCTGGTCAATGGCCAGTCGCTTGAAGGCGTGGCCTGCGTCTCGGCCATGACCGTCAACCTCGACAACAGCCTGCAAACGCAGCGCTGCCTCGGATCTGACAGCCTTGGCCCGGGTGCGCACATCGCCACCGAGGCGGCTATCACCGGCAGTATCACGCTGGCTTGGTCTAAGCGGGCTTGGGAAATCTGGAAGAACACTTTCACACGGACGCCAATCGCCGTGGTGTTCCCGATCACCGATGCCCTGGGCAACAAGTACACCTTCAGCTTCCCCGCCGTGGAAGTGGATGGTGAACTGCCGAACGGCGGTAAGCGCGATCTGATCGAAGTGACGCTGAACTACACCGTCGCCAAGCTCAGCCCGACCATCACGCGCGAAGCGGCAGATCCAACCCCGTAAACCCTTTGGCTCCCTCGGTTCAACGCCGGCCGCGGGAGTCCTTTTATTGGCGTGGCGTTGAGGAACAACAATGGCTCTGCAATTGGGCAAAAAGAAACCGGCAGTCACCGGTGAGCGCTGGGCGAAGTTCGACGACGACACCAAAGTCTTGCTCGCCGGCATCGATAACCCTGAATACCAAGTCGCGCTTGAGCGCATGCGCCGACGAATCCAGCGCAACGACGCGCGCTTTGAAGAAGGGCAGGTGGGCGTGGTCGCTGGAGAGATGACCGAGCACCAAAACCACTCGATGCTGCTCAGCCATTTTATTGTGAAGGACTGGGAGGGAGTGCTGGACGCCGAGGGCAACGCAGTGAAGTACAGCCCGGCGGTCGCAGCTGAGCTCCTCGAAAGCAACATCGAATTCTTCATCTTCGTTCTGCGCGAGGGCGCAGCGGCAGCCAATGACGCCGCCGAAGAGCGAGCCGAGTCGGTGGGAAAGCAGTCGCCCGCTTCGAGTGGGAGCAAGAGTGGGGCGGGGAAAGCGAAAAGCGGCGGGCGGTCTACTCGCGCCTGAAGCTGGCCGTGCCGGGCGAGCCCGACAATGACCCGCTGACCGCCTACTTGCTCAACCTGTTCCGAAACGTGTCTCGCGGCCGCCGGTACGTCGCCGGCATGGCCGGGGCGTTTCCTTTGCCGTTGTCGGCGCGGGAGATCTCCGACTGGCTTGAGTCGCACCCGTCACCGCTTCCGCGCGATGAGATCGACGATGTGATGTTCGCGCTGGACGCGGTGTGTTTGGCAGGCGACGAGAATTGAGATTTGACAATCATCCTTTGGAGTCCCAACCAACAACAATGCCGTTGTCCAGTGTTACTCGTAACAAATATCGATTACCGCCCTGATGATCATATTTCCAGACTTCGCGAGACTTGGTTTTCATGAATTTCTGGTCAACCGCCTCTGGATCACCTGCAGAATCAAAGAGCTGTGCAGCTGTCATTCCTTCCCATATTTTCTGGCGCAGGATGGCTTCTACGATACCGTCGTCCTTGTATTTCTCAGCGAGGTACGCAGTGCGCAGCTCAACCTCTTCCGCTTTGAGTTGGTGTTCGAGCTCCGCTTTAGATGGGAGCAGTTTGGCTGCCCGGCGCTGTTGCTCGCTTAGTAGGTACCTGCTTCCGTCGGATCCGATCTCAGAAATGAAATGATCATTCTCAAGAGACTCGATTAGTCTAGCTGCGCGGTTGTAGCCGATTTTCAGGTGTCGCTGAACAGCTGAAATGCTGCAGCGGCGAGTCGAAACCACGAAGCGTGCCGCCTCAACGTAAAGTGGGTCGTCATTGAGCGACAGTTCGGCGAAATCGAACTCAGTTTCGCGCTCCTGCTCCTGCTCCTGCTCAGGCGCAGAATAGTGAGTGGGCGAATTCATAGGTTCTGGTGATTTGCCTAGTAGTTTCCTCCACCAAGACATGGCTATCTCCTTGAAGTAGTGCCGACACTATGTTGATCGGATGTTCATCGGTCAACGGCCTGCTTTGGCGCCTCCTACGGATAGTGGTAGATTGCTGCCATCTACAGGGAGTGCACCATGGAATATCTCATCATCTGGATCGCTGTTGCAGCGCTCAGCGGCTATTACGCCAATCAAAAGGGCCGGAGCGCCGTAAGTTGGGCGATACTTGGTTTCTTTATTTCGGCGCTTGCGCTATTAATCCTGTGGCTGCTTCCTCCGCTGGGCGTAGATGATGAGAAGAGCCGGGAAATAGCGAGAAAATTTGGAGTGTCCGCGCGTTATAGGAAATGCCCGTCCTGCGCCGAGCTGGTACAGAAAGAGGCGATCAAGTGCAAACATTGCCACACAGACTTGCCGGCACTAGCCGAATAAACGACTTTTCACAGAAACCCGCTTTGGCGGGTTTTTTTATGCCTGGAGATTCATATGGCCCAGACCTCACGCCTCGTCCTAGAGATTGATAGTCGCGATGCCGAGAAGAAAGCAGCCGATACCAAAAGAGCGCTAGGCGAGCTTGAAGACCAGGGCCTACTGATAAATCCAGCACTAAATTCGGCGAGTAAATCCATCCAGAATGTTGGAGCAAGTGCGCAGGCTACAACTCCACAGATCAGGTTGATGGAGCGTCAGTTCCGATCATTAACGGCCATGGCTTCCGGGGTTGTAGCGCCGCTCGCCGCCGCCTTCAGTGTTACCAAAATTAGCCAGGCTGCCGCGGAATACACCAACATCACCAACCGCCTTCGGCTGGTCACTGAAAGCAGTCAGCAGCTTAGCAAGGCGCAACAGGACGTGTTTCAGGTTGCTCAGAATTCCCGGCAGGCACTCGAAACCACCGCTCAGGTGTATCAGCGGATCGCACAAAACGGTAAGCAGCTCGGGCTTTCTCTGGATCAGGTGGCAAGCATTACGGAGACCGTTGCAAAGTCCGTTGCGCTCAGCGGGGCTAGTGCTCAGGCGGCGGATGCGGCGATGATTCAGTTCGGTCAAGCTCTTGCTTCGGGCACGCTCCGTGGCGATGAGCTCAACTCGATCATGGAGCAGACGCCGGCGCTGGCCCAGGCAATCGCTCGCGGCCTTGGTGTGACGATCGGCCAATTGAGGGTCATGGGCGCCGAGGGCAAGCTCACATCAGAAAGCATCGTCCGCGCTCTGGAGAACCAAAAAGGAAAGGTGGACGAGCTCAGCGCAAGTCTGCAGGTGACATCAGGTCAAGCGATGACGGCGTTCAACAATTCACTGGTCGTGACCATTGGCAAGCTTGACGAAGCTACCAGTGCCAGCAGCAGGTTCGCCCAAGGTATTCTGTCGCTGTCCCAAGCGATGGATAGGTTTAACTCTGGTGAGTTCCTGGACTTTTTCAGGGGCGACAAACAAACGGTAGCCGGGCTCAATAACCAACTGAGCGTGACACTATCTCAGGTTCGAGATCTGACCGACGCCCGCGCCAAACTAGACAAAAACGACGCGAGCGACACCGTTTTTTTCAAATTCAAGTTCTACGATCGCGCCGAGATAGACAAAGAAATCGCCGACCTTCAGGCAAGAGCTGCCACCATTGCTGCGCTGACCAACCGCATGCAGAAAGGTGCTGCCGAACTGGGATCGCAGAAGCCAGCGGGCGATGCGCCTAGTGCGACGGTAAATCCCGCTTACGAGAAGCTCTTGGCCGACTTAAAAAAACAGGCCGCGTTACAAGGAGAGAATACCGAGGCGGCTAAGGTTCGGTACGCAATCGAGAGTGGCGAGCTCGGCAAATTATTGCCGGCGCAGCAGCAGCTTTTGATGCAGTACGCGAAGGAAAAGGACGCCAAGGCCGCCACCGAGGCTGCTACGAAGAAAGGTGCCCAAGCCAGTGAGCAGGCGCGGAGCGCTACGCAGCGCGCATTCGACACCGCGGACGAGAACTACCAACGCCAGATCGAGCTTATCAACGTTACGACTGACAAGCAGAATGAGGCGTCCGAGGCGACGAAACTGGCCTTCGAATTGGAGAGCGGAAAGCTCGCCGGCCTCACCGCGCAGCAACAGATCTACTTGCGGGGCAAGGCCGACGAACTGGATGCTCTGAAAAAGATCCAGGCAGCCAACGAGGCGGACGCCAAGTTCAACGCATTCCTCTCTGCTCAGGAGAGCCAGACCCAAACGCAGAAAAACGGCTACGACATGGATCTGGCTGGGCTCGGATCGAGCGATAAAACTCGAGAAAGGCTTCAGCAGGAGATGCAACTCAGGCAACAGTACGAGAATGACTTGAAAGCGTTGGCGGCCCAGCGAACCAGCGGTGACCTCACCCAAAATGACTACGTTCGTCAGACTGAAGCGTTGCGTGAGCAACTGGCAGAGAGACTGGTTAATCAGCAGGATTATTACAATCAGCTAGATAAGGCGCAGTCTAATTGGTCGCTTGGTGCCTCAGCAGCATTTCAAACCTACGCCGATGAGGCGGCAGACGTCGCTGGCCAGACCCGTGACCTGTTCACCAACGCCTTCAGCAACATGGAAGAAGGGATTATCGATTTCGTGCAGACCGGGAAGCTGTCCTTCAGCGACTTGGCTGACGGGATCATTGCTGACCTGGTCCGCATTGGTGTGCGGAAGGCGGCAGTCGGCATATTCAGCAGCTTTTCTGGCGCCGGTGCTGGGTTCGGCATGGGCTTCTCCGATGGTGGCTATACCGGTGACGGTGGCAAGTTCGAGCCGAAGGGCGTGGTGCACGGCGGCGAGTTTGTTGTTAACAAGGAAGTGGTCAGCCAGCCAGGCGCCCGAGAATTCCTTGAACGCATGAATGCGAATACCAAGGGCTATGCGGACGGCGGCTATGTCGGGTCGGCAGCGTCGGCCACGAAATCCAGCGTTACGCCGATCTCGTCGGCATCAACTACCGCTCCGGTCATCCATCAAAGCTTCAGCTTTCAAGGCACGCCAGATGACGCCACCGTCAACATGGTCAAGGAAGCCGCGATGCAGGGGGCGAAAGGTGGCTACGAGCTTGTCGTCCGCGACCTGAAAATGAACGGAACCATCCGCCAGCTGATCGCGCGGCGCTAAAGCCTTTAAGGAGTATTGCATGGCTCTCACGTGGCCGGCTTCGCTGTGCCCGTCAGAAATGACGTGGGGCATCGTCAACAACAGCAGGGCGTTCACTTCGACGCTTTCGAACGCCCAGCAGATTATCGGCTACCCGGGCGCCTACTGGCAGTGCACGCTGACCTTCGAATTACTGACCAGAGCCCAGGAGCGCGAGCTGTCGGCGTTTCTCGGGCGGCTGGATGGGATGTTCGGGACATTCAACCTGCCAGCCTTCACCCGGCGTCGGACTGTGAGCATCGGTGCGCTCACGGTCGTCACCGGCAATGCTCAGGCACGGAACATTCTCATCGCCGGCGCAACACCCAACGCGGCCGTCTTCAGCGCCGGCGACTACATCACCATCGCAGGCGAGATGTTCGAGGTGACCGACCCGGCATCATCTAACGCGCAGGGAAATGTGACGGTGCTGCTCAACAAGCGGATTCGCAAGACGCTCACGGCGGGTACTGCGGTCGAGTACCTGAACCCGTACTCGGAAATGCGCATGACCACCGATACATGGGCGATGTCCGTCAAGCCGGTGATCGCAAACGGCAGCTACCAATTCAGGGAGGCGTTCTGATGCCCTCAGCATTCCCGTTCAGCCAGAACGTCGTGAACATCATTGCCACCGGCAAGTTCATGCCTGTGTACGCCGTACAGCTCGATTTCGTCGACGGCATGGTCTTCGCGCACACCGGCACCGGTGATCTAGTGGTCGACGGCATCACGTATCAAGGCGTGGGCAATTTCGGTCAGGTCAGCCAGTCGCAGGAAAGCGACAACTCTGGCTCGCCAATGTCGGTCGAGCTGACTCTCAGCGGCCTGGATGCCTACATCCTGTCTGAGACCAACGTGCGCGGCTGCCGCGGGCGTGCGGCCAAAGTGATGTTTGTCGTGTTCGATGAGGCTGGCAACTACGCGGCGGACATCCTTTTTTCGGGGCGAATGGACGCCTCCAAGTTCTCGTTTTCCGGTAATGGCGAGGACGGCAACAGCATCACCGTCCCAGTGGTCGATCGGATGGCCGAGTGGAGCCGCACCGGCACCGAGCGCTTCACCGACGAAAACCACCGCGCACGCCACGACGGCGACCGGTTCTTCTATGCCATCGCCCAGATGTCCGAGTGGCCCATTTACTGGGGCTCGAAGAAGGACGCACCGACATTCACTTATGGAAGTTAGCCATGCGCTACCGAGACTGGACAACCCGTCTGAACGACACGATCAAGGCCGCCCAAGAGCGGCCTTTTTCATGGGGTGAATTTGACTGCTGCCTGTTCGCGGCGGACTGCGCGGCGGCTGTGTGCGGCGTAGATCCGGCCGAGCAGTACCGCGGCAAATACACCACGGAAACCGGCGCCAAGCGACAGCTGAAGAAGCAGCACGGCAGCCTTGAGGCGGCATGGGACGCCTGTTTTGTGCGGGTTCCGCTGACCTTCATCCAGCGCGGCGACGTGGTCATGTACGACGCGCCCGGTGGCCGAAGCATGGCCGTCTTCTGGGCTGGCGATTTTTGGGCAACAACCGACGACGGCGCAGCCCGGGTCGAATGCGCGCCACTGGCCGCGTGGAGGGTTGAATGAGCGGCGGCGTAAAGAAACTTGCTCAAGTCGCGGTCGGCGCTGTTCTTGGTTTTGCCCAGGGCGGCCCGTGGGGCGCGGTCGCTGGTGCGGCGCTGGCCTTCTACGCAGCCGAACAACAGGAAAAGCTCAACACCAAGTCGCCGTTGCGCGACAACGAGCCTTCGGCGCAGACCGTGCGCTCGTCCAAGGCCCCGGTACGTTTCATCCTTGGTCGAGTTTCCACGGGTGGCGTCCTGGTCTGGGCGCAGGAGCAAGCGGGTGAGCAGGGTGAGGGCGAATGGCTGCACCTCGTCTACGTGCTGTGCGAAGGCGCCGTTGATGCGCTTGAGAACATCTACCTGGGTGAAGAGGACATCAATTCGTTTGGTTCGCTGGCGAGCTACGAGCTGATCGTCAACCCAACGCAGGTCAACGCCTTCCTGAAGGCCAACTGCCCTGACTGGAAGGATTCGCAGATCGGGCGCGGACTTTCCTTCGTTCGCGTTTCGCTGCAGTACAGCGCCGAGAAATTCCCCTCGGGCATTCCGGATACGCGGTTTGTTGTGCGCGGGCGCAACGACATCTACGACCCTCGCACCGGTACCGCCGTCTACAGCGCCAATACCGCGCTGCATCTGCTCTGGTTCCTGCGCGCGCGCTGCGGCGTGCCGGACGACGAGATCGTGTTCGAAACCTTTGCCAGCGCCGCCAACGTCTGCGACGAAGCGCTGACCAACGCCGACGGCTCGACCAGCCAACGGTATCGCACTGCTTGCGTCATCGGCGCTGACGAACAGCGTACCGGCGTATTGCAGAAGCTTGAGGCCGCCTGCGGTGGTCGGCTCATACGTGTCGGCGGCCGCTGGATGCTTCAGGCTGGCGCCTATTACGGCCCCTATGATTTTGAGATCACCGAGGACATGGTGATCGGTACCGTTACGGGCAGTACAGAGCCCACCAATGATTCGGCGATCAACACTGTCCGTGGCACGTTCATCGACCCGGAACAGTCGTGGACGGAAACCGACTACCCGGAAGTCAGTGTTTCCGAATGGATCGTCGAGGACGGCGGGGAGGCGGCGGAAACGCTCACGTATTCCTACGTTACGGATCCTTACCAACCACAGCGTCTGGCAAACATGGAACTGCGCCGTCGCCGTGCCGGCGGCGCAATCAGCATCCCAATGAATTTCGCCGGCTACAACTGCCGGCCGGGCCGCGTGGTTCGGGTCAATCTGCCGTCGCTGAACATCCTCGGTGAGTTCATTGTTTCTGACTGGTCCATGGGCGACAGAGAAGGGTGCACCGTCCAGGTGAAGCAGTACGAATCCGCCATATTCGATGATGCTGTGGGCCAGCCGTACAACCCGCTCGGCTTCATCAATCTGCCATCCGGCGGCCTGGGATCTCCGACTGGACTGACCTGGACGCAGAACACTGGGGCCGAGGTCGTGCAGGGTGTCCTGTCCTGGACGCCGCCGGCCGGGATTGTTTCGTCCTACGTCGTCATCGTTCGCCAAGGCGCGACGGCTGTTCAGTCGCACTCAGTACCGGCAACATCGACACAGTGCGCGATCAACGGCCTGCCGTCTGGCAACTACTCGATGAGTGTGGCAGCCGTTGGACCTATGGCACGTTCTGGCGAGGCGACCATCACCGTCAGCATCATGGGGCCGCCAATTCCTGAGTCCTGCGTGGTGCAATCCTCGATCGACAGTATCGTGCTGATCCCACAGAACACGCAGAACGGCCTCAACGGCGGCACCTACGAGTACTTCTTCAGCACGTCACCAACGGCCACATCGAATGATGCGGATTATCTGGGGCAAGGCCTCTCCTTCACGCATACCGGCCTGGCGTTCTACACGAACTATTACTACTTCATCCGCTCGTCGAATGCCTATGGGAAAAGCTCGTTCTTCTATGTGCCAACCCAGACTTCGAATGACGTTTCGGCGTATCTCGCGGCGCTGGCTGGGCAAATCACCGAGACGGAACTCGGCGAGGACCTTCTGGAGGAAATCCAGAAGATCTCTGGGCTTCAGGCGCAGATCGATGCGCTCGACGGACTGACCGGCTACAAACCGGATCAGGTT